CGTACTATGCGGTCGAACCTCTTGATGGATCAACTACGTTCGAAGAACAGATTTACAATCTATTTCACGTACGAGATATCTCGACTGCCGAGCTCGAAGTATTGGACTCTCTATTCGCAGAGATCAGTGACGGACTAGAGTCTGACTCTTTCCACCCAGTACAAGACAAGCGCATGATGGCGCGTCTGTTGTCACAGTTCTATCGTTCGAAAGGCACGGAGATGTCGGTCGAACAATTCTTTCAGGCCTTCTTCAATCAAGACGTGCAGGTCATCTATCCTAAACGTTTCATCTTTAAGTTAAATGATAAAGACTGTGATCTGAATAATAGACTGAAGTACATTCAGGATGATCGTAAGTATCAGATCTTCTCAGTTCTTTTGAAAACAGGTATGTCTCTTGCAGACTACGAGACACTGTATAAGAAGATGTTGCATCCAGCTGGTTGGTATCTTGCGGCTGAGGTAGAGACTGAAAGTAATGCACATCTGAATACTATGGCGGGTGAGACTACTGACCCACTAGAACCACCAAGTTATCCAGTTGTTCTATCGTCTGCGGTTATGGATGATCTACAGTCTACTTACACATTACTTGTCATGGAAGAGAATGACCCAGTGGATGCGCGTACACAAGCAGAGAAGGACACTGGTGAAGGTATCATCATTAGTTCACTTGAGACACTCGACAAGTACGAGAACATCACTCTACAACAGATCGTCGATGACTTCAACGATAGTATCGCAGATTGGGTGAGTGTTAAACCACCAACATTAGACGACGGGACGCTAGACTTAACACAAGATTATGAAACCCTAGACGCTGGTGAAGGTGGTGGCTAATGGCGCAGTTACTTGATTCTGATGATGCATTGATCGTCACGCAGATTGACGGGACTGAGATAAATCCGTTACAATCTGCATTTGACCAGATCAACCAAAACTTCGTCGAACTTTCTGGTGGTTCTCTTGGTGGTGTTTCAGAGATACTTAACCAGAACCCTGGCGCCCTGAACATTAAAATGTGGACGGGTAATCAGGCAGAGTATGACGCATTAACTCCTGAAGTCTCGACTCTCTATTTCATCACAGAAGGAGACTCTGCGGGTGGTGTTATAAATGATAGCGATAGTGCAGGGGGTGGTACTGACAGTGACAGTGCAACTCCACCACAACCCGCCACATTCGAATACTCTACAACATCTCCACAATTCTATTGGGTAGAACGAACAGCGGTATATGGTATATACACGTTCAGAGTCTATCAGGCATATTGGGATGGTACTCAATACATACCAGACACCGATCTATTCGTTCCAGAAGGTACAGACTGGCCTACGTCTTTTGTAGATGGTCCGGTTACATACACTCGTGGAGAGTTTGTTGAACAACAGAACCCTTCATCACAAATCGTAGAGAGACTCTACAAGGTATCTAAAGAAGGTGACTACCCTACCGAATCTCAGGGCGCAGGTGGTGGTTCTGACGATGAATTCATTGACTACAGTCTTAAGTAGAAACTAAAACATATAAATAGAGTCAGATTCCCTTCAACCCAATAAGAGAAAGAACAGAAGATGACTCGACAGACTCTTAACACTGGTGGTGCAGTAAACGACGGTACAGGTGATACGCTCCGTCAAGCCAGTGAAAAAATCAATGCCAACTTCGCAGAAATCTACGCCCTTCTTGACATTGCAGGTGAAGGTGGCATTACTGCTGAATTTCTATCTAACTACGTTGACCAAGCAGTCACCGAAGCAGTCAATGCTGCAAATCTATCCGACCAAAACGATATTAATGTACTAGACGCACGTGTTGATACACACGATACATTAATCACTAATCTAAACACCACAACATCAACTTTAAGTACCGAAGTACAAAACATCAATACTCTGATTGAGAATACGGATATTGGTGGTGTTGGCCCTCAGGGTGCTCCAGGCCCACAAGGTGTGACGGGTTCTCAGGGTGCTCAGGGCCCTTTGGGACCACAGGGTTCTGTTGGCTCACAAGGTCCGGTTGGTGGTCAAGGTAATCTTGGTCCACAGGGTCCAGACGGTGGAGTTGGTCCTCAAGGTATTATCGGTCCAGTCGGTCCACAAGGTGGAGGTGGTCCAGTTGGTCCTCAAGGTACCCAAGGTGCTCAGGGTATTCAGGGTCTTCAAGGTAACCCAGGCCCAGTCGGTGCACAGGGTGCCCAAGGTGCCCAAGGTATTCAGGGTCTTCAAGGTAACCCTGGCGAGACTGGACCTCAAGGTACCCAAGGTGCTCAGGGTATTCCTGGTCTTCAAGGGAACCCAGGCCCAGTTGGTCCTCAAGGTGTACAAGGCGCTCAGGGTATTACTGGACTTCAAGGAAATCCTGGCCCAGAGGGACCACAGGGAGCACAAGGTTCGCAAGGTATTCAGGGTCTTCAGGGTAATCCAGGCCCAGAAGGACCGCAAGGTTCTCAGGGTGCTCAAGGTATCCAAGGATTGCAGGGTAACCCTGGCCCAGTTGGTGCGCAAGGTGCACAAGGTTCGCAGGGGATTCAAGGATTGCAAGGTAACCCAGGCCCTGAAGGACCACAAGGTTCTCAGGGTGCTCAAGGTATTACTGGACTTCAGGGAGACCCAGGCCCAGAGGGACCGCAGGGTGCTACTGGACCACAGGGTATTACTGGACTTCAGGGAGACCCAGGCCCAGAAGGACCGCAGGGTGCTACTGGACCACAAGGTATCCAAGGATTGCAGGGAGATCCTGGCCCTGAAGGACCACAAGGTGCTACTGGACCACAAGGTATTCAGGGGTTGCAGGGAGACCCAGGCCCAGAAGGACCACAAGGTGCACAAGGAACTACAGGCGCACAAGGTCTTACTGGAGACCCAGGCCCAGAAGGACCGCAGGGTCCACAAGGAACTACAGGCGCACAAGGTCTTACTGGAGACCCAGGCCCAGAAGGACCGCAGGGTCCACAAGGTACAACGGGTATCCAAGGGTTGCAAGGAGATCCTGGCCCTGAAGGACCACAAGGACCAATTGGACCAGATGGTGCTCAAGGTTTTCAAGGTAACCCTGGCCCTGCTGGTCCACAAGGTGCTACGGGTGCAACTGGTGTGCAGGGTCTACAAGGACAACCTGGCCCTACTGGTGCTCAGGGTGTAACTGGTGCCCAAGGTATTCAAGGTCAGACCGGACCAGAAGGTCCAAGTGGTGCAACAGGTGAACCTGGCCCACAAGGTCCAGCAGGAACGACACCTGGCCCACAGGGTCCAACAGGAAATACGGGTGAACCTGGCCCACAAGGTCCAGCGGGTACAACTCCTGGCCCGCAGGGACCGCAAGGTAATACAGGTGAACCTGGCCCACAAGGTCCAGACGGACCAGAAGGACCGCAGGGACCACAAGGTGTTCAGGGTATCCAAGGTACTACAGGTACTCCTGGCCCTACTGGTGCACAAGGTGCACAAGGTGCTCAGGGTCTACAAGGTCAGACGGGAAACAACGGTCCTCAAGGTGCCCAAGGTTCAACTGGTCCACAAGGATTGCAGGGACAGACCGGAAACAACGGTCCTCAAGGAGCGCAGGGTTCTACTGGTCCTCAAGGTATCCAAGGTCAGACTGGTAACAATGGACCACAAGGAGCGCAGGGCGTAACTGGTGCTCAAGGTATTCAGGGACAAACGGGTAACAATGGACCACAAGGAGCGCAAGGTTCGACTGGTGCCCAAGGTATCCAAGGTCAAACGGGTAACAATGGTCCTCAAGGTGCTCAGGGTTCTACCGGACCACAAGGATTGCAGGGACAGACTGGTAACAATGGCCCACAAGGGGCACAAGGTTCAACTGGTCCACAGGGATTGCAGGGTCAAACGGGTAACAATGGTCCTCAAGGAGCGCAGGGTTCTACTGGTCCTCAAGGTATTCAGGGACAAACTGGTAACAATGGACCGCAGGGTGCTCAGGGTTCGACTGGTCCACAGGGATTGCAGGGACAAACTGGTAATAACGGACCTCAAGGCGCACAAGGTGCTCAAGGTGTTCAGGGTATCCAAGGTCAGACTGGTAATAACGGACCACAGGGTGCTCAGGGTTCTACCGGACCACAAGGTATCCAAGGTCAGACTGGTAACAATGGACCACAGGGTGCTCAGGGTAATACCGGACCACAGGGTATTCAGGGACAAACCGGAAACAACGGTCCTCAAGGTGCTCAGGGTAATACTGGACCACAGGGTATCCAAGGCCAAACAGGTAACAATGGACCGCAGGGTGCCCAAGGTAATACTGGACCACAAGGTATCCAAGGGCAGACTGGTAACAATGGTCCCCAAGGTGCTCAGGGTTCGACTGGTCCTCAAGGTATCCAAGGTCAGACAGGTAATAACGGTCCTCAAGGTGCCCAAGGTAATACTGGACCACAGGGTGTTCAGGGACAAACAGGTCCGGACGGACCAGACGGGCCACAAGGTTCTCCGGGCCCTCAAGGTGGTCAAGGACAACCTGGCCCAGATGGTCCACAGGGTGCGACGGGTGTCGCTGGTACAACGGGTGCGCAGGGTCCAGTTGGTGGATTCGGTAACGCGGTATTGTTCGACACATCGACCAACTTACCATCAAACATTAGTTCGACTGCATCTGCTGCTATTCGACAGTTCCGTACTGTGGACACTATTTACGAAGGTGATATTTGGTGGCACATCAACACTGGACGTATCTGGCGTTCTACACAGAATCGCATCGACACTACAACGGATGCAGTGTTCGAAGAGATCACTACTGGTACACGTACCACAGGTTCTACTACTGGTGGTATAATCGATCTTAGTGGTATTCTAAATACTGCTGATACCGGAGATCGTATTGAGTTCTCACCTACACGTATTGATATTTACGAAGGTGCTGCTCGAAGAGTACGACTTGGGGAGTTGTAACACTTACATAATATAGGTATATAATGTTCACAATTATTGATGATTTTTATGCAGATCCCGATTCAGTTCGGGATTTTGCATTATCCTTACCATTTAATGTTTCAGGTAACTATCCGGGCCTACGTACAGCACCATGCACCAATGCAGGTGGTTACATCGACGGACTTAAGAGAAGTTTTGAAAACATCATAGGAAAACGCATCACGTACTTTCCTATTGACAAATACAACACGTCTTTTCAATATACGACCGAAACCGCAGAGACATGGATTCACCACGATGAAATGTCTCATGCGGCGGTGTTGTATCTAACTCCGAATGCTCCACTTGATTCTGGTACCGCGATTTATCGACATAGACCTACCGGAATCATGAAACATTCCTCAGATCAATTTATAGACTTCAATGATTACCAACACGATGAGAGTGATTGGGACATCGTCGCAGAAGCGAAAAACGTATACAATAGACTTGTAATTTACGACTCAATGTATTATCATAGAAGCGTAGTCCCTGGCTTCGGGACAACTCCACAAGACAGTCGATTATTCCAGACGTTTTTCTTCGAGGCAGAATAATGAAACTCATGACAACTCTGTTGACATCAAACGATGTCCCAAAGTTGGAGCGGTTGATTCGATCTGTTCAGGGAGTCGTTAAGATAACTCCGGTTGAGTGGGAGGTTGTGATCGTTGTCAATAGTACTCGTGAGGGGTACTATGAACAGGTCTTAGAACTTGATCAACCGTTTCGTGTAGTCAATACAGAAAGTAACGGAAAGCCAGGCAAGGGTAAGAACGCTTGTCTGGAGGTATTCCTAGAGAGTGATGCGGACTTCGTCTCACAGATTGACGGTGACGACTTTCTGTATCCCTCGTATCTACAGTCTCTATACAATCACGTCAAACACTTCCCATGCATTGATGTTTTGGGTGTGGTACCGTGTGACTGTATTTGTAACTGGGCACTGGAGTCAGGTCATTACTGGTGGGTCAACGATGAGTATCACGCGAGTGTGTGGGGTACATCAATGGCTGCACCTCATCCCAATATGGGACCACAGAAGAGTCACCTCTTCATCGACGAACGTCCCGTATCCATTGACTTCATTATGTTGCAGAGTCGTAAGTCTGCGCAGTTTAAGATGAACGAAGACATCGGTAATGGTGAGGATCATGCCTACACGTACAAACTACTAGGACAACACCAGAAAGGTAATCTCTGTTATTTTCTGACAATGTCCAGTGACATGTATTGTATTGATAGGACCACCGAAGGTAGTGCACAGAAAGTGCATGACTACTATGATTACCTAGAACCAATGCGAGAGGAAGCGCGTCTTCATGTACAAGAATGGCGCAGTAGCCCCTACGAACTTCCAGTGATTTACAAAGATCTTTTGATGAACCATCACCAGAAAGAAGTGTGGTTAAATAATTTCTTGAAAGACTCTTGACAAATCGGTATAAATAAAGAATATTATTTCTAACAGGAAAGAAGATAATGCCAGCTATAGTACGACAAACTATGAGCAGACGTTTGGCGAAAGACCTACTTGAGGACTTGAAGGGAACGACTAACTCATATTATATCGGTATCGCCAAATCCGATCCATTCAATGTTCAGGATACAGTAGTTGATCCGATTGACTCTCCACGAGTCGAACGTGAATTTCGCAACGGTCTGCAATCAATCAAGGCTATTGAAGACGCAACGTTCGTCGCGAAGAGAGTAAACTGGTCAAGTGGTTCTCGATACGCTGCATGGGATGACAGCATCCCGTCAGACATCGTCGAACCGTGGACTCCTTGGTACGTCATGAACGACGCAAAGGAAGTTTACGTTTGTATGGTTGCACCAACAGACTTGAGCGGAAATGCAATAAACTCAACGGTCGAACCTAACTGGGGTTTCCATGCACCTATGAGTGCAGAGACAGATCCAACTGCTCCAATGTACAATGTCCGTGAGTGGTGGAAACCATTTACTACTACGGACGGTTATGTGTGGAAATTCCTGTACACACTAACTCCAGAGCGTATCTTCCAATTCCTGTCTTCTAATCATATTCCTGTACAAGAAGCAGAACCAGATCTACCAACAGGTGACTCAATCGAAGATCTACAGACCACGGTCAAGATGAACGCAATCGGTGGTCAGATCCTCGCACTGAAGGTTGATGTTGCAGGTGAGGGTTATACAACTGCACCTACTATTATTATCGACGGTGACGGCACTGGTGCACAGGCAACTGCTATCATGTCAGGTGACGGTATACTAAAAGTTGTCATGGACGACTTTGGTTCTGGTTACACCAACGCATCTGTTCGTATCATTGGTGACGGTACGACTGAGGCTGTATTGTCTCCGGTCATCACTTCACCGGAAGGTCTAGGTTACAACCCAATAAATGATTTGAAAACAAGTTCAATCATGACCAACATCAAACCAGATGGCGATGTCAACGGCACTTTCCTAGTCGATGGTACTGAGTTCCGTCAGATGGGTTTGATTCGCAATCCAGTAACACCAACAGGTGATGCATTCACTGCACAGTCAGCAAACGTACTACCAACTATGACTCTGGCCTCTGCGTCAACATTCGAGTCTGGTCGCATGATCACTAGCACTTCTGGTGCAAGTGCATGGGTAGACGGAACTGACGGTGAGACTGTATATTTCCACCAGAACGAAGAAACTGGATTCAAAGACTTCGACACTTCTGGTGGTGAGGTAATCAACCAAGAAGGTCAGGTTGCCGTCGCACTTGTTTCTGTTGAACCTCAGAATGGTATTGACCGTTCTTCGGGTGACGTATTGTATATCGAATCACGTCATCGTATCCGTCGTGATGCAGAACAACAAGAAGATATCAAGATCGTAATTACCGTTTAGGATTAATCATGGCAGATTTTACAGATAAAACATTTCGAGAGACTTACCGCGATTACTACAATCCTGAAGACGGTTACCACCGTGTACTATTCAAAGGTGGTCGCGCATTACAGGCTCGCGAACTAATTGAATCTCAAACTATTATTCAAGAAGAGATTGCACGATTCGGTCGCAACATCTTCAAAGAAGGTGCGTTAGTAAACGCAGGTGGCGCTACAGTCAATAACAAGATGGAGTACATCCGTCTTTCACCGAACAGTGTGTTCGAACCACTTGTTATCGGTTCGACTCTAACCAACGGTTCAATTGAATTCAAGGTTATCGAGGCATACTCTGCTACGGATGATGACCCAGCGACACTGTACGTCCAGTACACTAACACTACAGGTGCAACTGATTCAACCGTAGCACCTCGCGTTGTTGCGGGTGACGAACTAAGTGTAGTATCATCACCATCATTGGTTGCGGTTGACATGTTTGTCGCAGCAGACGGTGACGTTCCCGCTGCGGGACGTGGTACCAAGGCACACTTCCACTCAGGTGACTTCTTTGTACAGGGTCACTTCGTCTATATGGCGGGCGGTAGCGTATTCATCGACAAGTACAGTGACAAACCAACTGTAGACTTTGGGTTCGGTATCGAACAGTCAATCATTACTGAGAACGAAGACACTCAGTTGTTCGATAACCAAGGTGAAGTTGTTGACCGTACGGCCCCAGGCGCACACAGATTTAAAATTGCATTGACACCAACGACTCGTGCACAGGCAGGAGATGACTTCGTCTTTGTTGCACGTATCGTAGAAGGTATCGTGACTCGTGAAGTCGGATCGTTCGATGCATACAACACTATCAATGATCTACTTGCACAACGCACCAAAGAAGAATCTGGTGATTATGTTGTGGAAGGGTTCACTGTTATCCCAGAAGACAAAGATACCTTCAACCTAAACCTAGACGTAACAGAAGGTATTGCATACGTTGACGGTTACCGTCTAGAGATCGGTACAGAAGATATCCGTCTTCCTAAGGCACGTGACACTATCACTAAGACTAACGATTCGGTGCCTGCGATTTATGGTAACTGGGTCTATGCAGACCTTGAGGCAGATGCTTCAGAGGGTCTACCGCGTATCGACACATTCGGATACGTACAGTTGAAGTCAGGAACTATCGGATCATCTGCACCTACTATTGGTTTTGCAAACGTCCGTGGTGTACAAAAAGACTCAGTTGGTTACCGCGTCTATCTGTTCAACATTCGCATGAATACAGGTCACGCGTTCAGTGAAGTATCTTTCCTGAAAGACCCATTGACTCAGTACGAGATGCCATTACAGGCTACAAGTGGAAACGCACTGTACGGTACTGCGGACAACAGTCTACTATTCCCTCTTCCAAGTGGTGCACCAAAACCACTACAGGGACAGACTATTCAATACACTGGTCAGAGATATCACCAAGTAACTGCTGATAACAATGGCGAGATCACATTACCCGGCCTTGAGTTTTCTCAGTGGGTTGTTGCAGAAGTTAATGGTCCGGTCTTGCCAATCACGCTAACTTCTGGTACAATATCAGGACTAACCGCCGGAACACTACATACTGTTCTTACGTATGAAACGATTGATGCTGCACCTAAAACAAAGAATCTAGTTACTAGTGTAATAGAACAATCACTACCATCCGTAGACTGGGAAGCACGTCCAGTAAATCTTGGTGTTGTTGATGGTGTAGACATTGTATCTGTTAAAGTACGTACTGCGGTTACAACTGATTGGGCAGACGCTGACGACATTACCTTCCAGTTCACTATGGACGGTGGTCAACGTGATAACTTCTATGACATTGCAAAAGCATACATCAAGTCAGGTTACGTCATGCCTACAGGTTCAGAGGCAGAAGTACGCGTAGAGTTCACACACTATGAACGTACTGCGGGTAAGTATTTCTCCGCGTCATCGTATCCATCATACGAGAATATTCCGGACCACACGTATGCATCTGGTGTAACTGTATCTTTGCGTGACGTATTGGACTTCCGTCCAGATCGTGTAGATAGTTTTACAAACGAATTTTCTGTTTCGGAGTTGCCACAGAACGCATCTTCTATTGTAATACCTAATGTAGAATACTATTTACCACGTATAGACTTACTTGTGGCTAAGGCAACAGACGGTTTCGGTAACGTAGGATTCGGTGCACTAGAACTCATTCTAGGTGAACCTTCAGAGTATCCAACAGAACCAGAGATCCCTAACGGTTCACTTGCACTACACAAGATTACCATGAAGCCATACACGTTCAGTACATCGGATGTGACGGTTACTACTATTCCTAACAAACGATTCACCATGAAAGATCTTGGTAGATTGGAACGTCGAGTAGAGAATCTATTCGAACTAACCACATTGAGTTTGTTAGAAGTTAACACTAGTACTCTCAATGTGTTGGACGAAAACGGCAACGCAAGAACTAAGGCCGGTTTCATTGCAGACAACTTCAGAGACTTCTCTTTCTCAGATGTCGAGAATGACGAATATCGTGCCGCATTGGACGGCAACGGTAACCTACGTGCTTCTTTTAGAAACAACTCTGTAAGATTGACTTACACTCAGGGCGGAACCAAGAACGGTGACCTAGTCACTCTACCTATCTCTGCACACGTACCTCACGTGTCACAGTTGTTAGCTACTGACACAGAGAACGTTAACCCGTTCGCAGTTATCACTCAACAAGGTCATTTGACTTTATCACCATCATCGGATGAGTGGGTTGAGACTCGTACATTACCAGCGCCAGTACAGACGTTCTTCTTGCCATGGGATGACCTATGGATCAACGTCGGGGAACAGTCTCCTACTCAGTTGCGCAATACTAGCGTAATAATGCAGGGACGTGAAGTTCAAGGAAACTTCCAGACATTCCAACTTCCACAGACTCTATTAGGTCAAGAGGTTGCAGGTGAGACTGTCATTCCATTCATGCGCTCGCGTCGTATTAACTTCTCTGCGAAGGGTCTACGTCCAAACGCAAACATGTATGCATTCTTTGGTAATGTAGATGTGAGTGCGTGGGTACGTCAGGTTGGTTCTCCAACACTGTTCTCAGATAACTCTACTGAGGTTGGTAGCGCATTTGCAAGCGCAACAGGTCACCCAGATGGTGCGACTGCGCTAGTCACTGACGCTAAGGGTGAACTACATGGTGAGTTCTTCCTACCGAACACAGACGCACTTCAGTTCAGAACAGGCTCTCAAGAGTTTGTCTTGATGGATGTGAGTTCAGGTAATCGTGACGATGCGTTGACTATCACAAGTGCATTCTACGAATCTAGTGGTTCAGTCCAGACTCGATTCCGTCCACCGTTCCGTCAACTTGATCCACTTGCACAGTCGTTCATTGTAGATCAGGCAGAAAACCCGAATGGTATCTTCATCACTCGTGCGAATATATTCATGTCATCTAAGGACGACACTATTCCACTACAAGTACAGATCCGTCGCATGGAGAACGGTTACCCAACTGCAACACCAATACGAAACGCATCTAAGTTTATTGATCCCGCTGATGTAGTTGTTACTCCTTTCAATGAGTCAACTGACATCGAAGACATTAAAGCTGCACCGACTGTAGTTGAATTTGATGAACCAATTTATTTGCAGGCGGGTGCAGAGTATGCGATAGTATTGTTGGCAGAGTCCACAGAATACAACGCGTACATCGCGAAGACTTACGACTACGTACTAGGTCCAAGTCGTGACACCATCGTATCACGTCAACCAACTCTAGGATCTTTATTCCTATCACAGAATGGTTCGACTTGGTCTGCTGACCAGACTCGTGACATGATGTTTGAACTAGAACGTGCGGAGTTTGACACTTCAGGTTCGGTTGTATTGGAGAATGCTCCACTACCACGCGTCACTCTAAGTGCAAACCCATTCGAAGCAACTTCAGGTTCTACCTTGATGTTCGTTAACCATGAGGGTCATGGTTTCAGTCTTGACGACACTGTAGTAATAAGTGGTGCAACAGGTGGTGCAGGTGGTGTATCTGCAACTGAACTGAATGGTACGCACCTAGTTAAAAATCCAGAGTGGGGTGGTTACTACATCGAAACAACTGCCGCAGCTGGAACAGGTAATGGTGGTGGTGCCTCTGTTGTTGCAACTCAACAGGTCATGATCAACCAGTATGTTCCTCAGATTGCGAATGTACTTCCGACAGCGACTCGTATGAGTGCATTTGCCACTACTGCGTCAGGTTCGTCTTTCGGTACTAACCGTTCATCTATGCAAAACGCGTATACCACCAAAACTACGCCTGCAATGTTGAACACGTTGAACGTAACTGACACACCACGTATTGTTGCATCACCAGAGAACGCAGGTGGTTTGACTACACTGTCAATGTCTCTGAACTTGTCAACGACTGATACCAAGGTATCTCCAGTGGTTGACCTACAGCGCAGTTCAGTACTTGCACTAGAGTACATCATCGGTAACGGTGACGAAGCGCAACACATTACGACTCCTATTACCATTGATGAATCGTCTGTGGCTCTGAAGGTCATCTTTGCTGCAAACCGACCATCTGGTGCAGAGTTCGAAGTGTACATGCGCAGTGCGGTAGATGAAGACGCATTGTTCGCAGTTGATGACAACGGTGATCCAGTGGTTGATTGGGTACAGGGTGAGATCGACACAGCAATGCCAAGTGACGATAACGCATCTACATTCCGCGACTATGAATACACTATCGAGACAGATTCGTTCTCTGTATTCCAAGTCAAGATTGTGTTGAAGTCTAACAACTCATCTAAAGTACCGCGTATCCGTGATCTACGTGCGATTGCACTGGTAGTATAATGAGACAGCCGGTCAAGGGACATAATAACTTAGTAAGGGATGGTCGCACAGGGGCCATCCTAAATACCAACAGAACTGAAATAGAAAGAGCGAGGAAACAGAAAAAAGCAGAACAAGAAAAGATGGAACATATTAACACACTTTCAGAAGAAGTCAAGACTCTGAAAGAAGATATGTCCCAAATAAAAGACTTGCTTTTTCGTTTAGTAGAGGGTAAACATGAGTAACATACAGGTAGTAAATCTTGCGGATAACATCAACGCAGCGATACTAAAGATCAACCAGAACTTTGCGGGATTGGATTCTGCGGTTGGTAATATCACTATTGACTCGGCTGATATTACTAACATCATTAACAATGTCCTTGACTCTGATTACTTCTTGACCGTAATCAATGAGGAATATCTTCAGCAGTTCACTATCGAGACTGATGTCTCATATCTAGATTCAGATATCTCTGCGAACGCGTCCGCTATATTTCAGTTGACTTCGCGTATCGATGCAACTGATTCGGGTGTCCTTGTACTTGCTCAGGCACAGATTGCAACTCAAGCACAACTTGACAGTATGGTCTTGGGTGGTATTGACTCAGACCTACTTGCTTCTGCAATCGCTAACGCAAACACTACACTGACTTCTCAGATTGAGGCGAATGACAGCGCGATCACTGTTCTTGCTGGAATAGTAGATTCAGTCAACGCTGAACTGATATTGTTAGATCAATCTACAAATACTCGTATCACTGCGAACGCAAACGCGGTAAGCAATCTATACACACGTATCGACGCAACAGACAGTGATCTAAGTATCGTTGCTGCCAACGTAACTCAACTTGATGTCAACCTACAACAGTTGATTGACAGTGGTATCACAATCTCAGACAGTGACGTTATCGAGGCTGTTGGTGGTGCGTTACAAACTCTAGAGACTCGAATCGATACAAACGATTCCGGTATTACTGTATTGTCTCAGGCATTAGACAGTGTGTCTGCATCACTTATCTCAGTTGATAGTGACCTAAATGCACGTGTCGATGCAGAGGCTGACGCAAGATCAGTATTGAGTTCTACTGTTAGTACTCAGGGTGGACAGATAACCTCTATTAGTAATAGTCTCACTGAACTGGACAACGCGGTATTCATTCGCGATCCACAAACAGGTGAAGTTACTTCAACTGCAATCACTGGTGCGATTGATGATCTAAGAACTGAAATCGTTGAAGAGAACGGTTTAATTCAATCTGCAATAAGTGCATATGACCTAACTCTTCAGGCACAAATTGACAGCGACATCGCTGCAGCAGAACAATCACTGACTGCATATGTAGACGCACAAACAGGTGGTGTATCTGCACAGTGGCAATTGAACTTGACCGCAGGTACTACTACAGATCCATATGTTTCTGGATTGGAGTTTACCAATGACGGAACTACTGCGGACTTCGTTGTCGCTGCAGACACATTTAAAATTGTCACTCCAACTGCGACCGATGGTACAGGTGGTGTGAATCCATTTACCGTTACCGCTAATGGAGTTGAACTGTCTAACGCAACAGTTACCGGACAGATAGATATTGGTACTGACCTAACTGGTACAGACCACATGGAAATCACCAACGAACGAATTGATATCTATGAGGGTAGCGCAAGAAGAGTTCGATTAGGATTGTTATAATATATGTTTTATGTTTTATCTAGCCACAACATTTATGCACTAAAGCGACAGTTTAAAACACTACCAATAGATAAGACGACAGTAATAATAAATACAACTCACGTAGAATTTCGTCAACAAGCGATAACCTACTGTGAGGAAAACGAAGTTCGTTATTTTGTAACAGACAGCGACGGTACCGCTGCAACAGGAAAGAATTCTTTCCTTGACATATTTGATGCTGATGGTGTACCATATGCAGTGTTGATAGACGGGGATGATTACCTAACTCCAAGAGGGGTTAAGTTATATCAGAAACTGGCAGAGAGTGAAGACGCACCCGACGCGGTGATCTTGTTCAATCAAGTCAATCTTACCTCTCAGGATCATAGTCTTAGAGATAGAAGTCAAGATCCGGTTAGGCCACATGAAGACCCTGTCAATCTCACTAGAAAGTATGAACAACAGGCAGTAGTTGAAGACTGGAACAAACTTGCAGACGGTAGGTTAGTTGCAGACAATGTGCCGGACATCACTGTGAGTGAAGTGGATATGTTCAAACGTTACATAAAAACTTTACAACACAGCATGGGTATTGACGAATTAAGTACGCGACTTGTATTCATGTCGCGGAAAGTCTTACCCTACAGATTTAAAGGTTTGACGGTAGGTGAAGATACTCTTCAATACCTTGAACTAAAAGACGCGCATGAGCGAGGTGAATTGAAAATGTTTGCTCATGATGAAAAGTATCCTACTTATATGTACGACGTACGTATATCTGGTATTGCTTTGAAAGAAAGTCAAAAAGACGCGGGGAAGGGTTTTATCGAATGGATGGCCATTCTCCTTGAGGAATTAGAAAAATTGAAGGGACAAGATAAACTGCACGATACACGTGTACCCTTATTGGAGTTTTAAATGGCAGATTACGGATTAAAAGTTTGGACGCCTGCGGGATACGTTGCATTCGATTCCCGATACATGCCATCTTATGTCAAAGTGGTTGCGTCAGCAACAGTTACTATAAGTGGCAGTAGTTCAACTATTACTATACCTGAAGGTTTTTCTTACGTCTATGTTAACGGACCTACTGGAAGTGGCGGCAATCCATACACGGTAACTAATATTACATATGACTCTTCAGTTTCAGGATATACTTCATTTAGAATTAATAACCAAACTGGAGGTAGTGCACTCTTTGGTTATACGTGTATACGACTATAGGAAATCATAATGGCAGATTATGGATTAGAAATACAAAATCGAAGTGGTGACATTTTATTTGATAGTCGCACGGTAGGCCGTGGAACATTCCAGTTCTCAAAAGGTAGTGTTCTCCCAGGCCAAACTTTGTCCGCAAAAATATCCGACCTTGTATTAGTTAATATTGATCGTCCAAGTACTGGCGGGTCTTTCTTGTTGCTTGGTACTAGAACTATTAGTGGTGATGATCTTGATTGGGTTTTCTCTTATGGTTGGGCAAGTAATTACAGTCAACCTATTAACTATGTTATACTAAGAGACGCTGCGAATGCTAATATTCCACCCAGCGAAAATTATGGTCTACAATGTCGTGACACAATTGCATCATCTTACGGTGGTCCGTTAACTGGTCCAGTGACATTCGACACAAGAATGTTTAGGTCAAGTGAGGGTGAAATCACCCTTAATCCAAACGAGGTTTATTTCAATCCATTCAGTCACGGTACATATGTATCAAGCCGTGAAGTTATAAACGGAACCTTAACAACTGGATGGAACGGCCCTAACGGATTGGATTACTATAATGCCGGTGTGCTTGATTCTGCTAACGTCTCTTTTTATGTTAGACGATATGGTCTTATTTGGGACAGTTCTACAACGACTTCCAATAAAATATACTCACGTCAAAGCGGTGCATACGGTAGTCCACCTTACAGTGAGATACTCGCCTCAATTATTTACACAACTAGTTTGGCAAGAACTGTTGCACCTAGTCAAGGTGCCGTTTATTCTTTCCAAGAAATACATAGTTCAGGACAAGGGTTTGAGAACAATACCTATCCAGATGCACTACAACCAATGTTCGTTGGTAGACCAGATCCGAATCTAGGTCTATACGAACCCACCATATAATCGGAGAAATATAAAATGCACCCTAAAGTCGCCTTGATAAATGATAATGGCGTAATACTAAGAACTGACATGGATTCTGGTATATACCCAGAAGACGGTGAACGTTTAGATATCGTTCATACTGTCCATAGAATTTATGACCTAGAAGGTTTGTCTGTATCTGAGTATATGAATACTCGCGTCTGGGACAATGAGTTGTATCAGTTTGTAGAAGTGCCAGAAAGACCAAACGTTCATGCAGATTGGAATGGATCTGAATGGGTGTGGGATACTGAGATCATCTTAAATGAAATACGCACCGAAAGAAATATGCGTATTGCACAGACAGATTGGGCATTGTTACCAGACTCACCACTCTCTGAAGAGAAAACAAATGAGATTCTTGCATACCGTCAAGAACTTCGTGACCTACCTTCTACACTAGATATGTCTGTTATTATGCATCCGTCTCAGGTCGTCTGGCCAGAACATCCGTCTCTCTAAGCAATATAAATAACAGAAGTGAAAAATGATACGCAGATTGATGGGTTTCTGCGTATCGTTTTCTTATAAATAAAAACATCGTTAACCCCTTTAACTTAACATAGAGAGCGATAATTGTGTCAGCATCGAGCATCCCATTAAAAATCAAAAATTCGAATGGTGACCTACAGGAATTCACTCCTACGGAAGAAAACTATCTTGCGTATGCAGTGGGACAAGCACTAGCCGCAGCACCTTCAAGTGATGTCGGCCACATTAGTCTAACAGGTGATGTGAGCATCGGTACATTCGTCGATACCTTCTTTAATGAAGCGACGGGAACTCACCCAGCATCACAAATCACTTCCGGTACAACTACTACTACTGTTTATCAAAACGGTGGTCCAGCAGATGAATCCGGTGCAGACTTTGTCCGTCCAGTAGGATACTACGATACAACAAACCCTGGCTTCTACGAAATGGTAGACGGGGATTTGAATTCACTTGCTAACCGTGTTCTAGGTAATCTTGCACAAAATGATTACGTAGGTACATTCAAACTAGCATCATCAAGCCCAGGCGTTGATTACACTGTCTTCATCCCGAATGTCTTCCAAGACACTCGTGGCGACGGTTCATCAACCACCTACAATATCTACTTGCGCACCAACATGACTGCAATCGATGCAGTTCGTCCGGTCGCGACTAAGTACGACGGTAGCGGAAACTTCGACGGTTTCCAAGAGATGACTGACGCACAGATTCAGTACACTCTAGGTCAAAGAATTAAAACTCTACGTGCAACTGCGGGTGCAATTGGTTCTTACCAGTTACGTTCATCTGCACAAGGCGCACCAACGGCCCCAGGCACATGGAAGGCAGTTGGTACTGCACTGAACACACGTCGTAATACTGCGGAAGTTTCTTATTCGCGTATTCGTAACAGTTCATACGTACGTACTCGCGTATCAGCATATACTCGTGATCGCGCATCGACCTTTAGTCGTGTCTCTACTCGAACTAGTACTCGTGACTTTGCAGGTAATTACGTTGGTAATTACACTCGCGATTTCGCTGGTAACTACAGTCGTAACTTTGCCGGTAATTATGTAGGGGACTTTATCGGTGAATACAGTCGTACACGTCCATCGACTTACAGTCGTGACCGTGTCACCAATTTCTCACGTACGTTTACTGGCGAGTACATTTTAAACCGTCAGTCTACTTACACTCGTGTACGTCTACAAGGATTTACTGGTGGATTTACAGGTTACTACTCTCGTGCACGTTTGTCAACGTTCACTCGTAACCGTGTAACAGACTTCACCGGAACTTTCTCGCGCACTCGTACCTCAACCTATGCACGTGGCCGTGTATCTACCTATACTGGTACATACAACCGTGTCCGTAACTCAGCGTATACTGGAACTTACTCACGTAACAGAATCAGTACTTACACTGGCACTTACGCACGTAACCGCGTCTCTGCATACATTGGTACATATTCTCGTGCATTTACTGGAGAGTATACTCGTTCTTTCCAAGGTAACTATGCAGGTGAATTCTCGCGTACTCGTACATCATCTTTCTCAGGTACTTACTCACGTACTCGTAACTCATCGTACACTGGTTACTATGCTCGCGCATTTGTAGGAAACTACAGCCGCGGATTTGCAGGTAACTATACTGGTGAGTTTGGTCGTACTCGTGTAAGTTCATATTCTGGTACTTACTCACGTAACCGTATTTCTACTTACTCAGGAACTTACTCTCGCGGATTCGCTGGAGAGTATACTCGTGGGTTTGCAGGAAACTACACTGGTGAGTTCGCACGTACTCGTGTATCTTCATACACTGGAACGTATTCACGTACTCGCGTATCAACTTACGTAGGCAACTACTCACGCGGTTTCGCAGGAAACTATTCACGTGACTTCATCGGTGAATATACTGGTGCATTCTCACGTACGCGTACTTCTGCTTACGCTGGTGAGTATGGTCGTACTCGTGTATCTTCATACACTGGTACATATGGCCGCACATTCGTAGGTAACTACAACCGTGCATTTGTTGGTGAATATACTAACTCATTCACACGCGGACGTGTTTCTTCGTTCACTGGTACTTACTCAAGAACTCGTAACTCAGCGTACACTGGTTACTACTCAAGAAACTACGTAGGTAACTACAGCCGTGGATTCGCTGGTAACTACGTTGGTAACTTTACTCGTGGCCGTGTTTCTAGTTTCGCAGGAACTTATTCACGTACTCGTAACTCAACGTTCAGTGGTACCTATGCACGTGATTTCGTAGGAAACTACACTCGTAACTTCCAAGGGAACTATGCTCGCGCATTTACTCGTGGACGTGTTAGTTCTTACACTGGAACTTATTCACGCAACCGTGTTTCAACTTATGCGGGAACTTACTCACGTAACTTCACTGGTAACTACAGCCGTGGATTCGTAGGAAACTACTCACGTAATTATACTCGTACTCGCACTAGCGCGTACTCAGGTACTTACTCACGTACTCGTGTTTCAGCATACTCAGGAACATACTCACGCAACCGTGTATCGGCATACGCGGGAACTTATTCGCGTACTCGTGTTTCTGCATACTCTGCTGACTACACTCGTGTACGTGCAACTAACTTTACTCGTGACCGTGTAACCAACTTTGCTGGTATCTTCTCACGCGCACGTGTATCATCATATGTCCGTGACCGTGTTACAAACTTTGCAGGTAACTTCATTGGTAACTACGCTCGTACTTTCGTAGGCAACTATTCTCGCAACTTCGTGGGCAACTACTCACGTGCGTTCGCAGGAAACTATGTTGGTAACTACGCTCGTACATCGACTCGTGTTTCTGCACGTACTCGTTACTCAGCTTATGCGCGTACTTCTACTCGTACTCGCGGTTCTGCATACACTCGTGATCGCGTCACAAACTTTGCTGGTAACTTTATTGGCAACTATGCGACTACCTTTACTGGTGATTTCGTGGGTAACTACTCGCGTCTATTCACTGGTAACTACGCTGGTAACTACGTAGGCAACTACACTACTACCTTCACTGGTAACTTTGTAGGTAACTATGCACGTACCTTCGTCGGTAACTACGCTGGTAACTTTGTCGGTAACTATGCAACTACCTTTACCGGAGACTTTGTTGGTAACTATGCTCGCAACTTTGTGGGTAACTATGGCCGCAACTTCGTCGGTAACTACACAAGAAACTATGCTGGTGACTTCGTAGGAAACTATTCTCGTGGATTCGCTGGTGACTTTGCGGGTAACTTCGTTGGTGAATATGCGCGTACTCGTGCAACCAACTATACTCGTAACCGTGGTTCGGCGTACACTCGTACTCGTGCTACTAACTATACTCGTAACCGTGGTTCAGCATACGCACGTACTTCAACACGTACTCGCTACAGCGCATATGCACGTACTTCGACTCGTACGTCTACTCGTACTCTAAGTTACACTCGTACTCTGTACTACACTGGTAACTACGCTCGTGCGTTTACTCGTGACCGTACTCAGACATTTACTGCAACTGGTACTTACACTCGTACTTTGTACTACACTGGTGACTTTACTGGTAACTACACTCGTAACGTAACATACACGGGTAACTATACTCGCACATTGTACTATACAGGTGATTTCGTAGGTAACTATACTCGTGGCGTAACGTATACTGGTAACTATAGTCGTAACGTCAGTTACGTCGGTAACTATAACCGTACATTCCCGCAGTACTTCGTAGGCGGAAACTTCGTCGGTGATTACGCTCGTAACACAAGTTCTACTGCGGCTGGTACTGACTACGCAGGAAACTTTACTGGTAACTTCATTGGTAACTATGCACGTACTGGTGGTACTAGTTTCGCAGAATACTCACGTTGGTTGTACGGTGAGTTGTACTTCTATACCCGTACTACTTACGGTGGCACAACTTACTACACTCGTACTTCAACACGTACATCGACTCGTACGTCAACTGTTGGTGGTGGAACTTACACTGGTGTAGCATACTACACTCGTACTTCTGTCCGTAACTATGCACGTACTGTATCTCAGAACTATGGACGTACTCGTGTCTCTACTGTTGCATACTCTCGCAACCGTGCAGCAACACTAGACTACACTCGTACTCGTGCAACCGTCTACACTGCAACTGGTACATATACTCGTAACCGTGCAGCAACACTAGACTACACTCGTAACAGTACTCGTGTTTCTACTAACACTGGTTACTACACTCGTACATTGTACTATGTTGGTAACTTCATTGGTAACTATGCGCGTAACTACGCTGCAGACTACACACGTACTGGATACTATACACGTACTGGATACTACGCAGGCGACTTCGTAGGTAACTATGCACGTGGATTTGCGGGAGACTTCGTAGGTAACTATGGCCGTACATTCGTCGGTGATTACGTAGGTAACTTCGTGGGCAACTACGGACGTACATTCGTTGGTGATTATGTTGGTAACTTCGTAGGTAACTACGCACGTACTTCAACTCGCACATCAACTCGTACTCGTTACTCTGCATACGCAAGAACTCGCGTAACTAACTACGCAGGCGCATTCTCAAGAACTCGTGCGTCATCTTACTCACGTACTCGTAACTCTGCTTACGCACGTACTCGTATCACTAACTACATCGGTGACTTCACTCGTACTTCAACGCGTGATTCAACTCGTAACCGTGTTAGTGCATATGCTCGTACTCGTGTAACTGATTACGTAGGTAACTTTACTCGTACGTCAACTCGTGACTCTGTACGTTCACGTTACTCAGCGTACGCAAGAACTCGTATCACTGACTATGTTGGTGACTTCACTCGTGACCGCGTCACAAACTTCGCAGGTAACTTCGTAGGTAACTACAGCCGCAACTTTGCAGGAAACTATGTGGGTAACTACGCTCGCGGATTCGCAGGTGAATATACTGGTAACTATGTTGGTGAATACACTCGTACTTCAACTAGAACTCGTTACAGCGCATACGCACGTACTCGTGTATCTGCATACGTTCTCAACCGTTCGTCTGCATACACTCGTGACCGTGTGACTAACTTCGCTGGTAACTTTGCAGGAAACTACGCACGTACGTTCACTGGTAACTACTCACGCAACTATGCGGGTAACTTCATCGGTGATTACGTAGGTAACTTCGCAGGAAACTACGTTGGTAACTATACTCGTGGATTCTCTGGACAGTACGTAGGCAACTACTCACGTGGTTTCTCTGGTCAGTACACTGGTACTTACAACCGTAACTTCGTCGGTGAGTACACTGGAACTTATAACCGTGGCTTCGTAGGTAATTACGCACGTGCATTTACTCGCACTCGCGTTTCTGCTTACTCACGTGTACGTCCATCATCATATGCGGGTAACTACTCTCGCACATTCGTTGGTGAGTACACTGGCACCTACAACCGCACGTTCACTGGTAACTATGCGCGTAACTACACTAGAACTCGCGTATCTGCTTACTCTCGTGCACGTACTTCAACGTTCTCAGGCACTTACTCACGTGGATTCGTTGGAGAGTACACTGGTACTTACAACCGTACATTTACTGGTAACTACACTACTACGTTCACTCGTAACCGTGTTTCAACTTACTCACGTACTCGCCCATCTGCATACGTTGGCGTTTACTCACGTAACTTTGTAGGTGAATACACTGGTACTTACAACCGCACGTTCACTGGTAACTACTCACGTGACTTTAGTCGTACTCGCGTTTCTTCTTACTCGCGTACACGTCCATCGACATACGCTGGTACTTACTCTCGTGACTTTGCTGGTGAGTACACTGGTTACTACGCACGTGATTTCGTAGGAAACTACAGTCGTGACTTCTCACGTACTCGTACTTCTTCGTACTCACGTAACCGTGTTTCAACTTACACTGGAACATACAGCCGTAACTTCTCTGGTCAATATACTGGAATCTACGCACGTAACTTTGTAGGCAACTACTCACGTAACTTCACTCGTGAGCGTATCTCTACTTACTCACGTAACCGTGTATCTACTTACACTGGTACTTACTCACGTGGATTCTCTGGCCAGTACACTGGTGCATACTCACGCGACTTTGCGGGTAACTACTCTCGCAACTTTACTCGCAACCGTGTATCAGCGTATGTCCGCACTCGCTTCTCAACTTACGCGGGTAACTACTCTCGTGACTTCGTTGGCGAATACACTGGTGCGTACTCTCGTGACTACATCGGTAATTACTCTCGCAACTTCGTAAGAACTCGTGTTGAGTCTTACTCACGTGACCGTATCTCGACTTACTCAGGTACTTACTCACGCGGATTTGCAGGGGAATACACTGGTACTTACTCACGCGGCTTCTCTGGTCAGTACACTGGAACATACTCTCGCAACTTCGCTGGAGAATACACTGGAACTTACAACCGCACATTTGCGGGTGAGTACACTCGTGACTTCTCTGGTCAGTACACTCGTGAGTTTGCTGGTGACTTCGTTGGAAACTATCAGCGTACATTCGCAGGAGAATATGCAGGTACTTACACTCGTGACTTCGTAGGTAACTTTACTGGAAACTATGCTCGCACATTTGCAGGTAACTACATCCGCAACCGTGTCTCTGCATACGCTGGTAACTTTGTAGGTAACTACTCGCGTGACTTCATCGGTAATTACACTCGTAACTCTGTTGATACATTCTCACGTGTACGTGTCTCGGCTTACTCAAGACTACGTACTTCTGCTTACTCATTCGATTATGGCAGAACTCGTGTATCAACTTACGCAGGTAACTACACTGGTGACTACGCTCGTGACTTCACTGGAAACTATTCTCGTGACTTCACTGGTAATTACTCACGTGCATTTATCGGTAACTACACTGGTACTACTATTCAACCAACTTACTCGACGGTTGAGACATATACTTTATACGTAAGGGTTGCATAATCCAACCGTATAGTGTATAATATGGGGTGTAATAATAGGTGGGTCTGCAAAGGCCCACTTTATTTTCCCACTATATACATTTGAATTGATTGAACCTTTTTGGAGAATGACTTAATGAGTTACAGAAGATGGATGGATAACGCCTTCTGGGAAACAGACGCAAAAGAACAGTTGAACTGTATCCTAGAAATGGAAGACGATGTTGGTCGTGTTACCCGTCAGGTAATGTTGTTAAACAGATTAGATCGTGATGGCAATCCCAACGAATTATTTGATGAGGTTGTTGCGTCACTAGGTGAAGAAACGATTGACAAGGAAACGGAAGACCGTGTCGTTCGTAAAACAGCCGAAGCAGAAGAAGAAAAACAGCGCGAACTAGAACATAGGAAGGCGCGTAAACTTGAGAAACTCTTCAACTACAAGTTGGAGGCGTTCGAGGTCGAAGAGATTAAGAACTCTAAGAACCGCAAGTTGAAGGCAAAACTACGTCGTGCGAAGTCACGCATTGAGGTAGACTTGTACTCAATCATGATTCTTCAAGAAATGCTAGAGGCCGAAGAGAATGGAAAAGAGTAAAGGATTTGTAATCGTCGCGTCACAGAAGCATAACTTCTATCTGTACGCGGTTAACTTGGCAGAGTCGATTCGTGACTTCTACGAACCAGAAGACGAATGTAAGATCTGTCTAGTAACTGAGGAAAGATTCCTTGACGATAGAGGTAGGGATGTTGCAGACGACGTTATCTTCTGTGATGACCACTACCGCGCTAAGTTATGGGGCATGGCGAAGTCACCTTACGACTTGACCATGTACATTGACGCTGACATGGAATGTGAGCACGAAGACATCGTAAAGGTTTGGGATGAGATTAAAGACCATGATATGGTTTTCTCTGCTCTAACAGATGACCGTGATTACATCTACGCAGAACGAGACTTCGACACACCAGAAGGTAAGGCGAAGTTTACATTGTGCGGTGCAGTGTGTTTATATGATATGACGAAACCAATCGTACGTGAATTTATGGATGATTGGTGGGACTTAACGTATCGTCAAATGAACGATACTTGGTGGCCTAAAGGGTACGCGGACAGTCTCAAGTCTTGGGATCAGTTCTCACTCTGGTGGTTAACTGAAAAAGAAGAAAAATATAAGGATCTCAAAGTCGGGATCTTTGACGACGACTTGAGATGGAACTATTATAACGCACTTAATTGGGCGATAACAAAACCTGAAACTGGGCCAGTAATTATACGTCACTTCTCAGCAGGTTTAAATAAGGATACACCAATCGTATGACTAAGGTAAATGATCAATATCTGAAGCATATCGAAGTTAATAACCCAGAACTTCTGGCAATTCTTGACGAATATGCGAAACTCCACACGTGGAAGGGTTTTAAACAAAACGTTTATTGCACTGCTGAAGAACACGCTCGTCAACGTCCTTTCTACGTTGGTGAGAACTACATGAACCAGATTATCTCTGAAGGTAAGGGTCATGATGGTTTCCCAGAGCATCTTCTAGGTTACAACCTAAAGTTGGCTGACAAGCATCACCAGATGTTCTTTGCAGACGCAGACCCAATCTTCCGTCGTGATTTAACTAACCACCTTGCAGATCTGAATGACCGCATG